TCGGTCTGGTCATGGTACTGGTAAGTCTACAGCAGCATCGTGGGCAATGCTATGGTATTTTTTGATGCATTACCCAAATAAAGTTGTTGTAACTGCGCCAACTTCTAGTCAGCTTTTTGATGCGTTGTTTGCAGAGCTAAAGCGCTGGATAAATGAGCTTCCAGAGGGCTTGCAGAGCATACTGAACACCAAGTCTGACCGTGTTGAGCATACCTCTGCACCTGCAGAGATGTTTATATCTGCTAGAACAAGCCGTGCAGAAACGCCAGAAGCCTTGGCTGGTGTTCACTCAGAGCATGTTATGTTGGTGGTGGATGAAGCCTCTGGTGTGCCTGAGCAGGTATTTGAGGCTGCTGCTGGGTCTATGTCAGGTCATAACGCGACTACGATTATGCTGAGCAACCCTACGCGAAGCAGCGGTACGTTTTTCGAAAGCCAGACGCGCATGGCAGATAGCTGGTGGACACGCCGTTGGTCATGCGTGGATAGCCCCTTAGTTAGCGATGAGTTTGTTGATGAGATGCGCTTGCGCTATGGTGAGGAAAGCAATGCGTTTCGCATTCGTGTTCTGGGCGAGTTTCCTCTTGCGGATGATGACACGATTATCCCGTTTCATCTTGTGGAGGCAGCAACTCATCGTGACGTTGAAGTAGACATAGAGCGAAAACCTGTTTGGGCTGTCGATCCTGCTCGTTTTGGTTCTGATAGAACTGCGTTTTGCAAGCGTGTAGGCAATGTTATCACTGAAGTTAAAAGCTGGCGTGGCTTAGATTTGATGCAAACTGTTGGTCGCGTGATGGCGGAATATGAAGCACTAAATCCAAGCGCAAGACCTTCAGAGATATTGGTTGATAGTATCGGCGTTGGCGCTGGAGTTGTTGATCGGCTTAGGGAGCTAGGTGCTCCTGTGCGAGGTGTAAATGTTGCCGAAAGTCCAAGTATGGGCGAAACTTACAATAATCTTAGAACTGAGCTTTGGTTTAAAACGAAAGCGTGGTTAGAGGATCGTAGCTGCAAGGTACCAAAAGATGACGAGCTTTTGGCTGACCTTACAAGCATACGTTACAGTTTTACTTCTTCAGGGAAAATGGCAGCGGAAAGCAAGGATCAGATGAGAAAGCGCGGGCTTCGATCTCCTGACCTTGCGGATGCTGTGTGTTTAACTATGGCATCAGATGCCGCAACTGCCCTTTCTGGTCCAATGACGACTTGGCGTGGCGAGCTGCGGCGCGGTTTAAAGGGCATTGCTTGATTAGCTGCCATGCCTATCAGAAAACCCGCCTAGTTGTTGTTCGGCGGCTTTTCTTGCTGCAATAGCTTGTTGCTTTGTCTTAAATGTTCCAATCTGCTTTTCTTTTATTTTTGCGATCCACTTGTCTTTCTTTTTACTTACACCAACGTGCCCGCTTGTATTATCTGATCTAAGTTTGGCATTTCTTTGATTTTCGGACCTTGTGACAACTCGTAGATTTTTAAATCTATTGTCGGAGCGATTTCCATTTATATGGTCGACTTCGCCATTAGGCCATTCTCCTAAAGTAATAGCCATAGCAACTCTATGAGCAGTAAGGGTTTTGGTTCCTATAGCTCCCTTGAGATATCCACTGTGATGTACGTTTGTAAAAACTTGTTTCTTAGTTCGCCGCGAAAACAAAAATCCTGTATCTGGATCGTAGCTCAGCTTATTGCGCAATTCTTCAATGCTTGGTAAGTTTTGTTTAGCCATAACGCCCCTCCTATGGGCTGGTTGGTTAGAGGCTTACTTATGCGTCAACATAAGTGAGCCTTGCTGGTATGTTATCAAACCTTTAAATTATTTCAATAAATATAAGAAAAATCACGGACGTTGATGCAAAACAAGTAATGTGATACGTTTGCAGCAAAAGGAGATCACTATGGCCTATAAGTCTAAATCTTTTTCACCGCCCAAGGGTTGCCCAATGAAAGCTGCGTGTAAACGTGCTGGTAAGTGCCTTGGTATGAAGCATAGCAAAAAGTAATGCCTGCAGCAAAAAAGAAATCGTCTAGCCCAAAGCCCAAAAACCCAGCGCTGTATGCTAGGGTAAAGGCAGAGGCTAAGAAGAAGTTTAAGGTTTATCCTTCTGCGTATGCCAATGGCTGGCTGGTGCGTGAGTATAAGAAGCGTGGTGGAAAATACTGATGGCTAAGAAGCCTAAAGGTGGTTTAACCAAGTGGTTCAAGGAAGATTGGCGCGATGTTAAAACAGGTAAGAAATGTGGTCGAAGCGGCAAGAAAGATGCTGGCAGACCTTATCCTGCGTGTCGCCCAGCAAGTAAAGCTAAGTCTGCATCGGCTAAGTCTGCTGCTAAAAAGAAAACAGGACCAGCAAGAATAAGCTTGAAGAAAAAAGGTAAGAAGTAATGTGATGTTTACTGCATTTGTTCTCTTATGCGCCCAGAATTACTGCTTTGCAGTCGGTGGTCCTGCGTATGTCGATGAGAATGAATGCATAGCGGATTTCATGCAGAACGGGGTTCCCTCTTTGCAGTTGAAATATCCAACGTATACAATCACGCAGGTTAAGTGTTATGAATGGGAAAAACAGATAAGGTCGTAAAATGAAAGCAGGAGCAGCATTAGGATTACTCGCTGGCTTAGGTGCGTTGAATGCACTGGGTGGTGGCAAAAACGGCACAGGCAAGCGCTTCACTGGCTTGATGGACATGCTAGACGGTGGTGGCGCAGGTGCGTCTGGAGATAAGTTTGAGGGCGGTGGCTTGCTGTCCATGCTAGGCAATCTCTTTGCTAAACCGCTTGAAGCGCAGGATAATGTTGAGCGCATTGCTGCTGACACGAATGCGACTAAAGCTGTGACAAAAACGCTTGAGGATATGGCTAAGGGCGGCGCACTTACATCTCGACTAGACGGTAAGGACGGCTTACTTTCACCTGTTGTCCCCGTTGCGTCTGATCCTCGCAGCTTTCAGCAAGGAACGGAGCCATCTACGCTTACTGAGGCGCAAAAAGAAGCTATTGTTATGGGACAGGCCATGCCTTCTGCTGAATTTGATCCTCGTAATTTTCAGCAAGGGACAGAGCCGTCAACTCTCACAGAAAATCAACGTATGCGTGCTGCTGGCATTCTTGCTGGGCAAGCGGCTATGGCACCTGTTACGCAAGCCCAGCTTCAAGGCGGCGCTGAAAGCCTTGCAAATGCGTCTAATGTTTTAAATAGTCAGGGCGCTATTGAAACGCCAACAATGCCAAAAACTCCTGACCCTATGGGGTTATTCGCTCGCCAAACAATGATGCCACCAGCAGCAACCAATATGGATACCCCTGACGTAAGCGCCCTGCTTGACGTTCCTTCCACGCCACCAAATGAAGCGCAAGCAATGCTGCAGTCCTTGTCAGCAACAATACCTCAGAGGGCAATGGAAAATGATCCTGCAATTGTACAAGGGTACAAGGATTATGTAATTTCTGGCGGCAGAGATGACTACTCGACTTACTACAAAGGTCGCCCTGAGTATCAGGCGGAGCGTCAATTATTTACTGAAACAGGCGGCACTTTATTTGATTTGCCTGAAACAGAGCGCAAACGCCTTATAGCTGAGCGTGCTGATATTATTCGCAGAGAGGCACAAAAACCAATGCCATTTACAGGACCAGCATTCTAATGCCAGTTAAGCGCAAAAAAATACCTGCAAGCAGAAAGTACGCTAATGGCACGACTTACAAAGACAGTCAGGGCAAAACTCATAAGCGTACATCTGCTAAAGGTACAAAGCGTGGTGACGCTTATTGCGCTCGTTCTAGCGGTCAAAAGCAAACTGAAAAAGTTAAGGTTCGCCGCAAGGCTTGGGGCTGTCGCGGTAAAAAATCAGTGAGAAGTTAAATGGCTATTACAACCTATGCAGAACTTAAAACCGCAATAGCCAACTGGCTAAACCGTGATGATCTTACGAGTGTTATCTCTGATTTCATCAGTCTGGCTGAAGCCGACATGGATCGCAAAGTGCGTCACTGGCGTATGGAGAAACGCGCGACTGTGCAGCTAGATGACCAGTATTCGCGCGTACCCTCCGATTGGCTGGAAAGCATTCGCTTTTACCTGTCTGGCGGTCAGACGTATGAGCTGCGTCAAACCTCGCACTCTGACATGATTAATCGCCGCATGAACGCTGCAAACGTGGCGGGTCGTCCCCAGTATTTCACGATGAGCGATGGCGCGTTTGAAATCTTTCCAACGCCTGACACTGCGTACACGGCAGAGCTTCTGTATTACGGCAGAACGGCTGCGCTGTCTGACGGCAACACGAGCAACTGGGTTCTTGAATATGCGCCTGATGCGTATCTGTATGGTGCGCTTGTGCATTCCGCGCCTTATCTTGTTGACGATCAGCGCACTCAGATTTGGGCATCACTCTATCAATCTGCCATAGACAATGTTAATATGGCATCGGACAAAGCGCGTAGTACGACTTCGGGTATGCGCATGAGCATTAGGAGTTACTGATGAGCTTTACAGATTATCTTGAGGACAAAATCCTTGACCACGTTTTTGGCGGCAATGCTTATACTGCGCCAGCTACGCTTTACGTTGGCCTGCATACATCTGCCTCTAGCGATAGCGCGGCGGGTACGGAAGTGTCTGGCGGATCATACGCGCGTCAGACTGCGGCGTTTACTGTGAGCGGCACAAGCCCGACAGAGGCAACAACGGGTTCAGCTATTGAGTTTCCCACGGCGACAGCTTCTTGGGGTACGGTGACATATGCAGGCGTGTATGACGCGTCTTCTGGCGGCAACTTGCTTGCTTATGCTGAGTTGACCGATCCAAGCGACTTTACGACTGCGCTACCTAAAGCAATAGACACGGGCGACATATTCCGCATTTCGGCAGGTAATCTTAAAATACGATTGGACTAATCTATGTCTACGATTGTTACACGTTCTGGAAAGGGTTCGCCGCTAACCCATGCCGAAGTTGATAGTAACTTCACTAATCTAAATACGGATAAGCTGGAGCTATCTGGCGGCACCATGACGGGCGATGTAGGCCACGGCGATAACGTCAAGGCGACTTTTGGTGCATCTGCGGATTTGCAGGTGTATCACACAGGTTCTGCGTCTTTTATTGATGATCAGGGGACAGGTAGTCTTAACATACGAGGCAATAACCTAAACTTGCAAAACGCTTCAGGTGAAGCCTATGTATCCTGCGTATCTGATAGTCATGTTTACTTGTATCACGACAATACTTGGAAACTTCGTATTGATGCCACAGGAATTAACGTGGCGGGTACTGTCGTTGCTGATGGTGCGGCAATAGGCGAAAGCACAGCCAACACAACAGTTACAGTCGGTGGGTCATATGCTAACGGCATTGAACTTGCGCAAAATGGAATTGATGCAACTTCATCTGCTCGTCTATTCTTTGATAGCACAACAGACGCATCGGCTATCTATAACTCTGGCGGCGACTTAACGATTGCTAAAGCCGCAACAGTTGGCAGTTCATCTGGCAACAAGAGCATGACTTTAGGCTCCAACGGCGACATCAGCTTCTACGAGGACACAGGCACGACTGCAAAGCTAATTTGGGACGCTTCCGACGAAGCACTTGAGTTTGGCGACAACGTAAAGGCGACTTTTGGTGCTTCAGCAGATTTGCAGGTGTATCACGATGGGTCTAATAGTTATATTGCAGACACTGGGACAGGCAACCTAATTATTAAGGGGACAAACCTTCAATTAAAGTCATATTTTGCAGATGAAATGTTTCTTGCTGGAAATCAAAACGGTGCAGTGACAATTTATTATGACGGAGTAGCCAAACTCGCCACCACCAGCACAGGCATCTCAGTCACAGGCTCAGTAGAACTCAACGGATGGACAGTCACCGAAAGCGGCGGTTCCCTTTATTTCGCCACAGGCGGCACCAACAAGATGAAACTAGACGCATCTGGCAACTTGGATGTTGTCGGCTCAGTCAACTCTAACGCAACCATAACGTAATACACATTAGCTAATAGGAGTATCCGAAGATGGCTATTAAAATTGCAGGCACAGAGGTTATCAGCGATGACAAGCGCATCCTGAATAACGAAAGCCTCCCCGACATTCGCCCTAGCTTGTTGCT